CTACTATTATTTATAAGAAGTAGAACTTACACATACTATTCCTTTACATAAAGACACATACCTTCTTTCAAACCCCCTTTGATATTCACTTCACCATTTTGAGTTGGGAACAAATGTTCTTCACTACAAATGATTTCTTTACCATCATCCAAAGTAATCTTATAAGATTTCTTTTTAGATTTTGGAAAGACATTTAGAACTTCATTATAACCAGTATTAGAAAGCACCAAATCTCCAACTTGAATATTTGAAAGTTCTTTCATACCTTGCGGTGTTTGAACTTGTGTTTTCAAGTCCAAGCAATACCCTGAACGAGTGGTCTGAGTAGCACTTACAATAGGAACATTAGTTTCAACTGCCAGTCCACGAAGTTCCTCGGCAATTGCTTTAATGTAAGTATATGAATTGATGGAACTATTTGCTTTATGTCTAGAAGAAGCACAAATATTCAAATAGTCAATAAAGATGATGTCTGGTTTAAAAGACTTCTTAAGAGATAGTTCATTCAAAAGTGCTCTGAAGTGCCCTGCATGTGCCGATGCAGTTGGATACTCTTTAATAATAAGAGTTCCTTGTGTCTTTTTACTGATGCTATTAATTTTACTATCAAACATCATTTTAGGAAGATTCTCAATATCTTTGATGTTCACATTCAGAAGATTTGAGTCAATACGTTCCGCAATCCTCTCTTCAGCCATTTCCAAAGTAATGTACAATACATTTTTACCTTGAAGTAGAACAGAAGCAGCAACGTGGCACATAAAGAGAGACTTACCCACACCAGTGCCCGCAAGAGCAATATTGAGAGTTTTATTAGGAAGTCCACCCTTTGTAACTTTGTTGAAGAATTCCAAATCGAAAGGAATTTTATCCTCACGTTGATGGTAGAATTCGTATCGTTTTTCTGTGTCTTTGAAATAATCATGTCCGATGTTATTGTCAAAAGACACTGCTAAAGCATCAGAAAGAATACTAGGAATAGCATCCCTATTTTTCTTCTCATCTTGACCATCTGCAATCTTGATAGATTCCATAAGTGCAAGGTATATAGCACGGTCTCTACACCATTTCTCAGTAGTATCTACTAACCACTTATAATCAACGTCATTATTATCTAACCTAGACACATACTCACAAATAGTTTTGTATGTGTCCTCAGTAATATCAGTACGTTTTTCAGTTTCAATGAGAAGAACTTCCTTAGTTGCAAGTTGCTCATATGCAACAATAAACTTACAAATCTCCTCAAAAACTACTTTCTCATGCAAGTTTTCAAAATATTCATTTTTAATAAAAGGAAGAACCTTTCTACAATAATCATTATTAAAGAGAAGATTCCTGAGAATAGTAGTTTCAACTTTTTCCATCACTTATAATGCAAATACGTACTGAGGATATATTTAGAATTACTAGTTGGTTCCACTCCTTTATGTGGAAATGTCCACAATGGAGGAAACACAATTAGTCTTGCTTTCTTTGGTCTAATTATCAAATCTCTAAATTGAGTTTCACCTCCAATTTCAACATCATTTAAATACCATAAAAAAGATAAAAATCTTCTCGCACTCTCATAATCAGAAACATCTACGTGAGTATCAAATGCCTCATTTTCATTTGGTATGTATCTTTTTATTCTGAATTGCTCAAAATTATGTTCTTCTGGAAAGCATCTTTTGTCAATATACTCATAATAAATGTCTCTATACTCAAATGTTTTTTGAATAAAGTAACTATGAATATTAGTAATTTCTTGAGTTTGCTTTGAATTTTCAGTCAGATTTATTTCAGTAAAATTTGGTCTTCTTTCATTTTCAACTTTAACTTGAAGTTCTGCAGACTTTTCAAAATAGTCTATCAAATAATCGCAAAAATACTCATCTACCGAATTATCATAAATCTGAATAAAGTCATTAAGTTCAACCATAAGAAAACTCTTTCTTTGCTGCCTCATCAAGTGCTTGCATTACTTCACCAGTAAAATATTTTTCTGGATTATCCATAATGGTCTTTCCATATTGAGAAGTCCCATCGGGGACTTGATACCTAGTACCAGACTTTTCAAATATACCATACTTCTCAGCAAGGTCAAGAAGACCATAATACTTATCAAGTCCACGTTCATCATAATATAGACGAACTTCTACAGTTTTATTCTCTTTACTAAGACGAGATTTATGAGTTGTTGCTTTAATAATATTTCCAACAACTTCTGTTCCATCTTTTTCTTTTTTCTTTGAAAGATAGATGATCGTAGATGCAGAGTATTTGAGACCAGAACCCCCACTCATTTCTTTCATTGGAACATATGAACCAACTACATCGTAAGTATGGTTTGTGACAATCATTGGAATCTTTGCTTGCCCCAACTTTAAGGTTAGCATCCTAAAAGCACCTTTGACAAGTTGGGATTTGGTCATATCACGAACTTGCTTATCATCCAAAGCATCTTGAATTTCTTTCTCTGTAGAAAGCATTCCCAGAGAATCAAGAACAAACATACAAGGTTTGCGTTCTGCTTCTTTCTTTTTTAGATACAAATCAACTGCTTTAAGTGCTTTAGAACGAAATTCCTCAATAGTAACAACATTAATCACAACAATTCTATTAATGTCAAGACCTCTACTTTCCAACAAAGATTTTGTTACAGCAGCTTCAGTATCAAAGTAGAGACAATAACCATCGGGATTATTATCAAGGAAGTTCTTAACCACAGCGAGAGAGAAGAAAGTCTTTCCAGTACTAGACTCTCCAGCAATAGCAGTAATCTTATTCCCAGATACACCGCCAAGTACACTACCTGAAACCAGTGCATTAAAAATAAATGAACCTGTGTCAACATAAGTCTCTGTTTCGTCAATATCAGCAGCAAGTTGTGTATACTCACCACCAATTTCCTTTACAATATCTTTAAGAAAATCCATCAACCATCAATCTACCATCCCATATTCTTCACGTAAGATTTTTTTATAAGGAAGTCCCTGTTCTTTTAGTTCCTTCACAAGTTTAAGTTTTTGATATAGTGCAGTGTCTCCACCGAGAGACATTGCTCTTACAATTGTATTCAGTTCTTCGTCGTTAATAGGCAAATCCATCAGGAAAAAAATGATTCTAGAGTAATTGTTTTTTCAACTTTCCAACCAATTGCATCAAGAATAACCCTCATAGGTTCCAAGAATGCTTTATTGAATTGTAGTTCATAGTCGATGTATTTGTCCAATCCCAATTCCTTAGGAAATTCTTGAATATAAGAAATTACATTTTCACGCATTGGGTTGGGAAGTTTTAAATAACAAAATTTAATTTTTTCACCATTCTGAATTGCTGCATACTTTTTATCAAGTTTTTTTTCTTTAATGAAATGATTATAGAGAAGAGCACCCCGAACATGGATTGGTGTTCCTTTTCCATAAATTGTTGCATGTGCTTTATGCTTAACAACATCAGATACAGTTCTTGGAAATGAAATTTCCTCTACTGAAAGATTACTAAATTCCCTTCTAGACTTCTCAATATACTCAATCATATCATCTTCAGTCTTAGTCATAATGAGTTTGAGAGCATCCTTAATCATCTGACGACAAGGTGCAGGAGTAGAAGATTTAACTGCTTCCAGTCCCATAATCTTTAGTTTTGGTTGTTCATAACGAACTCCTTCACTATCCCAAACATTAAGAATGTATCGTTTCTTAGCAGTCCAGATTCCACGGTCAGCAATATTCTCCCGTTTCATCTGCATTTTCTGCTCATATGCATTTACATAGTCAGCCAATTCTTGGTAAGAACTTTCAATATACTTTTCAAGTTCCATACCACACAACTTATCAAGGAACGAAACAACTTTCTCACGAGTCTCCTCTCTTCCTTTGTATACACATTTAACCAAAGGACCCATATTAAGGTAAATAGAATCAGTATCTGAAGCAATAACATAATCAACATTTTCTGTTTTCAACACCTTATTTAGATACTTATTCATTTTCCCCTCAATCCAACGGATTGATACTTGCCCAGACAAAGTAATTGCCTCAGCATTTGCTAGTTTATAGTATCTAAAGTATTGGTTTCCGATGGCACCATAAGCAGAGTTCAGAGAAATCTTCTTTGCCATCTGAATATTATTGCAACGAGCAATCTCCTTTTCCAATTCTTTGGTTGGAGTCTTCTGGTATTCTTTCTTTGCCTCAATCATCTTCTTTTTGAAGATAACTCGGTCCCCATACAT